CCTTTAATAGTTTGCCGTAGTAAGTCTGGCGGCGCACACGTATTTTTATTTACCAAAGAAAACATTCCTGCATCATTGATGCAATCAAAATTAAAAGAGATGTCAATCATACTTGGGTATGAAGGTTCTGAAATATTTCCAAAACAAACAGAAATTCTAGTGGATCGTGGGGACACTGGTAACTTTTTAAACTTACCCTACTTCAATGAAATGAAAGGACTACGTTATGCTATCAACGATACTGGCGCCGGTTGTACACTTGAGGAATTTTATCAGCTCTATGATAAGTTTTCTTTACGAAAAGAAGAGGTGGAACAAATTAAAACGGAAAAGAAAAAAATAGAAGAATCGTTTCCTGGAGGACCTCCTTGCTTAAACAAATTAGCATCAACAGGTTTTGGTGAGGGGTCCAGGAACAATGCATTATTTAATGTAGCAGTATATTATAAACAAGCACATCCAGATACTTGGGAAGATGAAATTGTAAAAGCTAATATGAAATTTATGGAACCACCATTAAGTAATAGTGAGGTTCAACAATTAATTAAATCAGTAAACAGAAAAGGTTATGATAAGTATAGATGTAAAGATGCACCTATCAATGCAGTATGTCAGTCTGGTTTATGTAGAACAAAAAGATTTGGTGTAGGGTTTGGAGAAGAAGAGATGCCAGTATTAGGTAGTCTTACAAAGTATTCATCAACACCACCACAATGGTTTTTAGATGTAGATAAAAAAAGAATAGAATTAAAATCAGAACAACTTTACAGTCCTAACTTATTTGCACTAGCGTGTTTAGATCAAGCAAACTTAATTGTACCAATACCAAAACCTAAAGATTGGAAACAACATTTTTTAAAACCTATGATGCAAGGACTGCAAGAAGTAGAACCTTTAGAGTCTCTAAATCCTGTTAATGAATTGACTGGACTGTTGCAAGACTGGACAACAAATAGACAATCAGCAAGAGTTATAGATGATGTGTTTAATAAATTACCTTTTACTGATGAGAAAAGAGAATACACATATTTTAGAATGGAAGACTTTTATAATTTTTGCAAACGTAATCACTGGGAGAAAGATAAAAATCAGACAGGTAATTTAATTAAAAGACTTGATGAGTTTGTAGGAGAAGAGAGAGTAAGAATAAAAAAACAACAACCAAGACTAATTAAAATAAAAACAATGAAACAGACAGAGGCGTCAGTTTCTAAAACAGCATATCTAGAAGAGCATTTTTAATGTTTGACACAGATGTGGGGGTTAATTGGCATTTAAAGTTTCGTTTGAAGATAGAAGAATTACAAAAAGAAAATGAAAAACTTAAAACTAAAAACAACATACTAGAAAGAAGAATAAAAAAATATGAAAACAATAATATTAGGACCGCCGGGGACAGGAAAAACAACAACACTATTAAATCTAGTGGATCAATTTATTCAACAGGGAGTAAGACCTAAACAAATTGGGTACTTTTCGTTTACTAAAAAAGCCGCAACAGAAGCAGCAAACAGAGCAGCAAAGAAATTTGGTTTAGATATAGAAAATGATCTAGCATTCTTTAGAACTTTACACTCCTACGCATTTAATCAATTAGGAATGACTAAAGAAAAGATGTTAGGTGCAGATGACTACAAAGAGTTTGGTGAGAAATGTGGCATACCAATTAAGACAGCAAAGTTTTCTGATAGTGATGGTACTTTTAATTGTGATAACGAATACCTTACAATTATAAATACAGCAGCTGTAAAAAGAATGGACTTATTAGAGTATTATGACTCAAGACAGAACATATTAGACATAGAACGCAACACTTTGTTTCTATTGTCAGAAGAGCTAAAAAGATTTAAAAAAGAAAAAGGTTTGAAAGATTTTAATGATTTACTAGAAGATTTTATTGCAAAAGAATCTACAAATAAATTTGAAGTATTGTTTATAGATGAAGCGCAAGACTTATCTTTATTACAGTGGGAGATGGTGAGAAAAATTTGGGCAAGAGCAGGTAAGACTTACATCGCAGGCGATGATGACCAAGCTATATTTAAATGGGCCGGTGCAGATGTAGATCACTTCATAGCACTTAAAGAAGAAGTAGATGATATACAAACACTAGATCAATCTTATAGGATTCCTGGTGGACCTATACACGAACTATCACAAAATATTATAAACAAAGTACAAAATAGATTTGATAAAAATTATAAACCTAGAGAAGAACAAGGAATCTTAAAAAGATATTCTGACATTACACAAGTAGATATGAGTCAAGGCAATTGGTTAGTTTTATCTGCTGCAAATTATTTTTTAGATGATGCTAAAGATTTATGTGAAATACAAGGATGGTACTATCAATACAAAGGACGTAACTCTATACCACTTAAATTATTACTAGCTCTTAATAACTGGGAAGCTTGGCGTAAAGGTGGATTACTTAATCACCTGGAGATAAAAAATATTTATGAATATCTTGGATCAAATGTATTAGAAGGATTTAGAAAAGGTAAAACACTACACGCAGATAATAAATATAAATTAGAAGAGTGTCAACAACAGCACGGTTTATTAATAAACACAGTTTGGTATGAAGCATTCGAAGGTCTAGATGCTATGACCGAGAATTACATTCGTAATATGAGGGCGAATGGTGAAACATTAAATAGAAATCCTCGTATAATAATGTCAACTATACACGGAGCGAAAGGAGGAGAAGCTGACAAAGTTTTATTGATGCAAGACATAACAGGTGCTGCGCTAGAAACGTTTAGTCACGACCCGGATGAATTACATAGATTATTTTATACCGGAGCAACGCGCGCGAAGCGTGAATTGCACGTCTTAGATCCAAAAGATTTTGATCGAGCTTATATATTATGACCGAAGAACCAGCTGCTAGAAAAAGAGCAAGATTAGAGAAAATGAAAGGTAGACACAGAGCCAAAATTGAAATTTTAAATGAAATTTTAAATTGGATTGAACTTGGAAAAAGTTTTGAAGATATACAACATCATTGTAGTCTTAGTATAGATTACCACGATATGCAGGTAGAAGTTATAAAAGAACAGATTCGAAGTTTATTTGTACCAGAAGAAAATGGAGAAGTTTAATGAACTGTTGGCATTGTAATAAAGAATTAATTTGGGGTGGAGATCACGACACTGAAGATAATGAGGACTATGATATTGTAAGTAATTTATCTTGTCCTAACTGTCATACAGCTGTTGATGTTTGGCATCCATCTGAAAAATTAATAAAAGAATATAAAGATTATGAGGAGAAAAAAAATGACAAATAGTGAACTACTTAAAAAAGCAGGATACGACTCACTAGGTAAACAGGTGGGTGGTAAACATTATCGTAATATGAAGATACAGCCTGCAGAATTTATAAACGAAAACAAGTTGCTTTTTGCAGAAGGCAACGCTATAAAATATATATGTAGACATTCTACAAAGGGAAAAGAGGAAGATGTGAAGAAGGCAATACATTATTTAGAGATGATTCTTGAAAGGGACTATTCGTGAGAAATACCCAGATACCATTGTTTACTCCAGAAACAGAGTGGGTGATGCCAGAAGAATTAAAAGATCTTCGAGGACACAAAGAAATAGCAATAGATTTAGAGACTAATGATCCTCATTTAACTACACTAGGGTCAGGTAATGTCACTGGTAGAGGGCACATTGCTGGCGTTGCGGTGGCCGTAGAAGGCTGGTCAGGGTACTTTCCTATCCACCACGAGTCTGGTGGTAATATGGACAGAAATTTAGTTTTAAACTGGATAAAAGATATTTGTAGCCAGGTTGACACTACTTTTATATTTCACAATGCAATGTACGATGTTTGTTGGTTAAGATCAGCAGGTGTTATTGTTAAGGGTAAGATAGTTGACACAATGATAGCATCATCTTTGATAGATGAGAATAGAATGTCTTATGCATTAAACACACTAGCAAAATTTTATGTAGGTATAGGTAAAGATGAATCTATCTTACAAGCAGCTGCAAAAGAATATGGACTTGATGCTAAAAAAGATATGTGGAGATTGCCTGCATTATTTGTAGGCCAGTATGCTGAACGAGATGCTGAAGCTACACTTAAACTTTGGAAAAGATTA